AACTGTGTCTCCACATCTTTGGCCCTTGCCTTTGCAGCCGCTTCATTCTCCTGACGCATCTTCTCGTAAAGAGCAAGCTGCTCCTTCTGTTGTGGAGTTCCACTGCGCTTCACCTGTTCAATTTGCTTACTGGCTTGCAACATCTTAAGCAATTCATCCACGCTCTTACCCGTAGCCTTCGCAAACGCTTCTTGCTGGAACACGTCGAGATTCTCGAAGTTGACTGACTTGGTTATACGAAGAATTTCCTTCGTTGAACCTTCAAGGTCTCTTCTATATGCTAATTCACGAGCACGTTGTAGGTTGATGGAACGTCCGAGAAGAACTGAGGCTTCCATTTCCTCATTGACGTTTTCCGTGAAGTCCAAAATGTGTCGGCTTGAATTTGCTGCCTTATCCATGTCCGTTCCCATTCGACGCAATTCAATAGCTGTACGTAACGCCGCATTAGGAAGACGAGACATCATTGTGAGTGTCTTGCTGGACTTGGTAGCCACGTCACCCATAACTTGCCCGAGATTTACACCCGCAGCCGCAGACATGGACTGTGCGATGTACATTGAGTTAACTTGAGTCTCCATCGAACTCTTGGAGACTGCCGCAAGGTTACGCATGAAAGCAGTGCTTACTTCGGCAGAAATACCAAGTTGAGCCGCCATGATAGACACGTCCTCAGCCATAGACTTGGAAACATTATGAATTCCCCCGACTGCTTGACCGAGGGCTTGATAGGACTTGTAGGCGCTTTCGACAGTCACACCAATCGCCATGTTGTCAATGGCAATACGCTGGACATCTCTTCGGATAATTGCTGTCTCGGCACGGGTCATTCCCATTGCTTTACGGAAATCCCACGCCGCTTTATCCATCTTGTTGAAAAGGTCGTAGGCTCCCTTTACCATCATGAGGATGGCTCCCCACGCATAAGCAACCATTTCTGTTTTCACGCCGAGTCCGATAAGCTCTTCCCCGGTCTTCTGCATCATGTCGTACTGCTTGTTCTCCAACCCGAACAAACTATTCATCTGTTTCTTGGCGAACCCAAACCATCTCGTATTCTCTTCGTGAATCTTCTTTGTCATTTCCATCTCAGTGGAACTTGCCTCACGGGACATGGAGAGAAGGTCTTTGTTAAGCTTTATCTGGTCCTCAATTGCAGTGAGACTGCGCTCTAGGTCTGTAGCTTCCTGCCCCGTCACTATGGCACGACGTTGAACCAAATCATTGTATTCGAGTACCTTGTCTCGAATCAACTTCATCATCCGAAACTCATTCTTTCGACGTTCGACCACTTTAGCCTCGATGTCAAGGCTTACCCTACCTATCTGTTCGTAGAGTCGTCGTTCCGTCAGAAGGTGGTCGTTCATCTCCTTCTGAATATTCACGAAATCTCGAAAACGAGCTACATTCGAGTCATCGGGGAATAGTGGGATTTCATCAGCCATAAATTACGCACTGCGTCATTTATAAATAGGGAGATGAGGGCATTTTCGGTCCTTGACAGCGTTATAAAAATGTGTTAGGTTACGGGCATGAATGAAACAAACGAAAGTTGGCTCTCCCGATTCATAATTGCGGTGGGGGCAATAGGGATGCTCCTAATTTTGATTGGATGCATGATTGCCCCTGTATTTGGTCCGTGGATTCGGACCAAATTAGTGCGTGAATACGCAATGGATGCCGATTGGCAGGCGAAGGTAAACTCCGATATGACGAGCATTACTATCTACCTATGGCTCGTCGCTATCGTTGCGTGGGTCTTCGTGTTTTGGTGTAACCGTTAGCCTCGGCTGACCCCGGGGCCTTTGACTACCTTAGATTGGGATACGCCCTCTTTGGCTCCTGATGCCTTCTCCATGTCATGCTTCTCCTTCTCCTTCGTATGAATTAGCTTACGCATGTAGAACGAGCGATACTGGACAGGCATCTCGTACACGGCGAAGTATTCAATCTTGCCAAAATGGACAAGATCGAAAATCAACTCGTGAAGTTGGACCTTATACGCCGCTACTAGGCCAAAAAAAGGATACCCCCATTGGGGTCTCCTCCTTACGCTCAAGCTGACAATTTGAACAGGTGAAGTCAAACGTGGTATCAATGTCGGGCATAGTCTCCCGCAAATGTGTGCGGAGAGCAAGGCTGTCCTTGGAGACGAGTTCTTCATTGACGAAACGACGGATGGCTGCACGGTCTGCATTCCCATCCAGAGCCGTAATAATATGACCGAGGCGGGTCGTGATTTCTCGGCGGAAGTCCTTTGAAACCTTCTCCATACCCTTCAACTCTTGCTCAATGAGATTCTCATCCTTTTTGGTCAAAAGCTTGTAGGTTATGGTTTTTCCAGAGTATGGAAGCTTGAAAGTGAAAGCATTATCGCCCTTGGGATACTTATCAAAGTCGAATGGACGGTTGTCCATCTTGTCGAGGTCAATGGTGATGTTATTCTCCCTCCCACAACGCCCACAGGTCAGTACAGCTTCGTATTGGTCGCCATAGGCTAAACGACGAATGGCGAAGAATGCTGCGTTCCTATCACAAATGAGCATGTCGTCAAGTTGAATGGCTTTGTTGACTACCACAGATTCCAACAGCTTATCGAGAACGATGTTCTTTTGGATAAGGTTGGGGGAAGTAAGAATATCCTCTTCCTTGGCGGTCATCATCTTGAGTTCAAGTTGACCCGTGGAAAGTGGGTTATCTGCGGGGTAGAACCATCCTTTTGAGGGGAGGTTGATTACTTCGGTAGGGAACTTTGATTCCGCCTTCTGGGGAGCAGGAGCGGGATTATTGATACTCGGTCTGGTGATTGGAATGATTTGGTCGTTTGGCATAGTTGTAATCTATTTGTCGTCTTCTCATACATAGAGCCAACTTACAAAAATTCAGATTATTTTTTCACATTTTTAGACTATTATCATTAGACGCTTATATTTATTGCTATGGGAAGACACAAAATATATCCAACAGAAACCGACCGCCATAGTGCGGAAAAGCAGAGAAAACTGAAATGGTACTACCGAAATGCCGAGCGAGTTAAAAAAACAAATATGGATTATTATTGGAGCCACAAAAAGAATGAAAAAACTAACGACAAATGAGTTCATTGCCCGTGCCAAAGAAATACACGGAAGTACATACGACTATTCTGATGCTGTGTATCATGGTACTCACGACAAAGTTGAAATCGTATGTCCTCTTCACGGTCTGTTTTTACAAACTCCACACGGGCACATAGGAAATCAAAAACAAGGATGCCCCAAATGCTACGGCAGAGACAAATCTACGAGTGAGTTTATTTCTGAGGCTATAAAAGTACATGGTCTAAAATACAACTATTCTAGTACTCGGTATAAACGATGTAATCAAGGCGTTGATATAGAATGCCCATTACACGATACATTCAGGCAACTTCCCGTAAATCATCTCAAGGGGAAGGGGTGCCCAAAATGTGCTCACGTCATTTCCCGAGCCGAAACGGAATTCCTTGATTATTACGGAATATCAGCCAGAAACTATCGTATTCCTAAATGGAAAACAAAACCCGTAGATGGTATTAGTGGAAACGTTGTGTATGAATTTCTAGGAGATTACTGGCACGGAAATCTGGAAGTTTATGATGGAAAGAAACGACACCCGAAACGAAAAATAACATACCAAAAACTAAACGAAGAGACCTACCTAATACTTGGAAAACTCAAATCTCTCGGTTATGAAGTGAAATACATTTGGGAATCCGATTGGAATAAATTCAAGCGAGGCGATCATCCTGCGCCAAATCTTTTATCCCTTTGATTACGCTCGAAGCTTGCGTATATTTTCCGCCACGGTGCCGCCAGCAGGAACCGTTGATGCTGCTCCACCCTTCAAAGCCTGTAGCTGCTTTTCTTGTGCTTGAATATCAAGCTTGTTCTTCTTTGCCTGTTGCAAAAAGTAATCCTGTTGGGTTTTGACACCCTTCAAATCCAAATCAGCCGTTCGGATTTTGTCCACTTGTGCTTTCTTGGCATCTCGCTCTGCCTTAGCCTTCTCTACTGACGTTTGGGCATCCTGTGGCTTCACACCATCATCCGCAGTGCCAGTGTCGGAACTGCTATTACTGCTACTGGATGACATGGATGACATGGACGAATATTCTTTCAGCACCGCACGGGTGATGTGCTGAATGAGTTCGTCAAGCTGGTGGCGGGTGATTTTCATTAGGAGTCAAGGATTTTGTTGACTGCCTTCTTAATCATTATGGCGGCACTCTCATCAATGCCATAGCGAGGCTTCGCTTGATTACGAGTGTTCATGTAGGTCGTGTACTCGTCATCGTTCATAGCACCATAATTGAGGGTCGGGCTTGGAGGCGTTGACACAGGAGTTCCCATGAGTTCTCCCGGCTGTGCCGAGTCGTCCTTTGCTATTTGAAGGCTCTTGTCTGCCATCAGGAAAACCTCTTCCGACTCAGGGTCCATTTTTCCGATGTAGAAATACACCGTAGAGTTTGGGTTGGCCATTACTTCTCGGGCGAGGCGTTTTGCACCGAGAGAAACTTTTGTGCGGGGACCAGAAACAGAGACCGCTGTTTGATGCAACGTCCGTTCAATTGCAGATTCATCTCTTCCTTGCCATTTGATAGGTTGAAGCTTTGACTTGTCTTTTGGATTGATAAGCACTGCACCTTTTGGAATACGTTGTGGTGGTGCCTCTGGCTTTGGCTCTTCTGGCTTCGGAGGTTCTTCTTTTGGAACGGCGGGTTGGTCCCCTGTACCTTGACCATCAGCAGGAGGGGCAGTGTCACCTTTTGGCTCATCCTGTTCGTTAATCTTCTTGATGTTTTTCTTGAATCCCTTGCCTGTTTTGAATGGCTTGACTGGTACGGTCGTCTTCTGCTTGGCGGGTTCCTTGTTGTCATCCTTGCCAATACTGGAAGACTTCAACTTGCTTACGTTTACTTCTTCTTCCATCTGGTCAAGAACTTCTCGCACACATTGACGGACGAGGTACTCCAAAAGTTCAGTCTTCATGGTAATCATATGGTTATAAATATCAGACAAAGTTGAGAGAAGGATGCTTATTTTTATGGCATCTACCGCATAACGTAATGCCAGATACATGGTTGTTGATGTGATAGTCCACGATTTTTGACGCAATGGATTTCTTCAACTCAAAATCGGTTATCACATCTGTATCGGGCATATGCTTCTTTACGATTTCACACATCTGTTCTTTGTCGTGATGTATATGCAATCCTCTATCTACTCCCCCACACTCAACACATTTGAATCTGTCTCTTATGAGAATAGGGTATTTCCATTCGTCATACAGCCGTTTGTCGGTGCGAGCAAGAATATTGATTTCCGACGTGCCACCATTCCATTGAGGATGTTGTGTACCTCGTAAAGTAGGAACCGTTCCATCTAAACGATTTCTTCTCATTATTTTCGAGTACCTTCTTTTTCTATCAACAGTAAATGCCTCAGAGACCGCATAACCATTCCTTTTAACTCTCTCATCGGTCAATGAAGACAATCCATCATTCCATTGAACACGTTCTCCTGATGCATATTGTTTCCGTCGTGTTTCTGCCGATGCCGCTATTGCCTTTGGATTATTACCCCAGTTATTTGAGATTCTTGCTTGATGACCTTGACAATAACTCCTAAACCCCTTTAACTGCCACGACCACTTCACTTTTTGTCCACACCCGCATTTACACAGTGGCCAATCACCACCGAGAAGGCAATCAACATAAAACTGGTCCGATGGTATATCATGTGTCAACCCAGCGTGACGACTCATCGAAACATATTTATCAAACTCCTTTTTGCATTTGGGACAGATGTACATAAAAATCTCCTCACCAATACATAGCGAGGAGATTTCTGAAAATGACTTATGATAATACGATTTTACACGAAAATCGCATAACCATAACTAATATTGAAGTATGGCGTAATCGTAGGACAATTTCAGTGTGACCAGCACCGCATCGCCCATGTCCGTCCAGTTCATTTCGCCGCCATCGTAGTCGGTTGGGAATGCACCCTTCAATGTCCATTCCTCAATTTTGTCGCCTACGGGGCCGAGTACGTCAATCGTACATTCCTTCTTGTAAAAATCCTGATAGCCGTCACGTCCTGTTACGGATTCGTGCGAGAGGCGGAACCACTCGAAAACGGTCTGGGTAGCCGAAGGCACAACCGGGTCATAGAGTTCCAGTGTGATTTCGTTCCACACCGTCTTTCCCTTATAGAACCATTGTAGGTTGATGTAGTCAATGGTCTTTCGCTCTTGTGTCCACTTTGGGCGGTCAGTCTTGCGAATGAGGTACGTTGGAATGCCGTCTATGTACATCAGGAAGCGATTCTTGGTCTTCGGTTCCCAAATTGTATAGAACATTTCGTTGTTGGTCAATAAATCCGCCATAAAGTCCTTGTTTTCAATGGTTTATGAACCCCAATATGTTTATTTAATAAACATATTGTAGTTCGTTGTCGAATATAAATACTCTCATAGAACGATAATTCTTGACATATAGGTGACTTTGTATAATATTTATCTATATGAGAACCGAAACATATTTATGAGCAGACCAAAACTAAATCCGGATAATGTGAAGAAAATATGTCCCACCTGCAAGAAGGAGTTTGAAGTATCTTTCTATATTCGTAACAAACGGACATATTGTTCTAAATCGTGCTCCAACCATTCTCCCGAGGTCATAGCGAAAATGGTTATCTCTCAGACCAAGACATTTACGAAAAAATACGGAATGCATCCAATGAGGACAGAACAAACAAGGGAAAATCTTCGGGGTGCAGTCAAGGCAAAATATGGGGTGGATTGGATTTCAAGTAGTGATGGGTGGTATGACAAAGTAAAACAAAACAATTTACAAAAATATGGGGTAGAGCACTACAACAACCACGATCAAATAAAAAGGACATGTATAGAAAAATACGGAGTGGATAATCCCACAAAATGCCCCGACATTCGGGAACAGATGAACGAGAATAGAAAAACTGTACATTACAACTATCTCGTGGATTACTGCTCTCAAAACAGTATAAAGGTTTTATTTGATCGGGATAACTACTACGGATATGGATTCGACAACAAATATAAATTCCAATGTGCCAAGTGTAATTACATATTCGAGGCAGCTATCTGTAATTGTTTTGGGTCCATCTTCTGCGAAAAATGCGATCCCAACAAAAAGCAAACATTCGAAAACAGTTTCTTCGAGTTTTTATCATCGTTAACTCCCCCACTTATAATAAAACGGCATGACCGAACTATATTGTATGGCAAAGAGTTAGATTTCTATTTGCCGGAAAAACATTTAGCGTTTGAGTTAAACGGATTATACTGGCACAGCGAGTTCGGGCACGGACTCAATCGTCATTATCACCTGAACAAGACCAAAGGATGTCTTTCCCACAATGTTCGACTCATACATATATTTGAGAATGAATGGAGAGATAAACCAGAACTTGTAAAATCAGTAATTCGGACTATATTGAAATTACAGGGTGGAAACACCATTTATGCCAGAAAATGTGAATTACGAGAAATATCTATTGAGGATAAGGATTTATTTCTAAATGAAAATCATCTACAACAAAAAGATAAATCCACTATAAAACTTGGATTGTATCACGACAACAACCTAGTATCCTTAATGACTTTCAGAAGGACATCCCGGTTTGATAAAAATGTAGAATGGGAATTGTCTCGGTTTTGTAATTCCAGAAACACAATCATAGTCGGGGGTGCCAGCAAACTGTTTAGTCACTTTCTAAGAACATACACCCCAAAATCCATAGTATCGTATAATGATCGAAGATACTTTTCCGGTGATTTGTATCACATGTTGGGGTTTCTATTTGTGGGGAATACATCACCTTCGTATCATTACATAACTCCCGATTACAAAAACATAATGAATCGGTTAAACTTCCAAAAACATTTACTGCCAAAAAAACTATCAAATTTTGACCCCTCTCTTTCCGAATGGGAAAACATGAAAAACAATGGATATGACCGTATATGGAACTGCGGGAATGGAAAATGGGTATGGACAATTCACTAACTCAATATCGTGCCCTATACGCATTCAAAGCGGTAGGGTCATCCTTTTGAATAACCGGCCACGGCACTTCGGTATAATATGACCTCGTAGCCATCACTTCAATCTCAAACGTAACTTCTGGGTCTTCCAATTGCTCCCCATAAGCCTCATACAAACCATTGCTGATGTTCTTTATATCCCGAGAAGTCAATGTCTGCGTCTGAATGACGTTTCCTTTAACTCGTTGCCATCCCCAGTGAATTAGTGCATACTCTCTTGCGTCCTTATTGCTACTGTAGGCATACAGAAACTTTTCCTTCAACTCATAACTCCCAACTCGGAGGATATATGATTTGATTACAGAGAAATAGTCTTCTTCTTTCCAATCCTCAATTTCTTCTGGTGTAAAATCGCTGCCTATGTGTTCAAAGATGTCTTCGGCATATGCATCAAAATCTTCTACATATTCCGAATCTGAGGCATCTCCTCCGAGTTCATCAATGATTTCCCGCTTCAAACGATCAATGACCATTCCTTCGTGGTTTGTGTCTCCAACATCTCCATCAGCAAACAATGCTTGCCCATCTTCAAACCACCATTCTCCACGAAGTGCCGATTCCAACAAAAATCCTTCCATTAAACAATCACCATGCTGAGGTTCATCAAACTTTTCTATGGCTTTGGGTGGAGTATCTGTCATCTTCGGAGTTTTTGGAGCATTCTTACTGCGAACTTGCCAACGACGGGTGGAACCATCGGTGTTCTTGATTTTCAGTCGGTCTTTTTCAGGAATACCAGACCCAAATCCTTCGTTTGTCTTCTGTTGCTCGCCGCCATAGCTCTTGAATAGCTTCTGACCCGAATCGGTCTGGGTTGAAGTGGTTAAATTGGATTCGGGGAAGGTTTTCTTGAGCCTGTCCATCATTAACTTAGCAATGTGATTGCGCTTCCACCCCGGGCGAACCGTAATCATGTCAATAAAGATGCTTTTCTCATCACTGTGACCTTCAATGACACCGAGAATATGCTCTGTCCCGGGTTTTTGGAACTTTTTCAGCCAAATATCGGTAATTGGACTGCCACCACTCATAAAAGTAGCTCGGGGAACAATGAGGTATGGGATTTTTCCCTGCTTCATGGCTTGTGCTGACTCATCGGAATCCATAAAGTAAACAAGTGTCCATCCCACCGCCACAAATCCGCCCGACTTGCCCTGACGGATGACAACTATGTTTCCATAAACCTCTTCAACGTTCTGACTCTTCAATGGTTTGTCGCCTGCAAGAGCCGTAGCACCCTTCTTTGTCATCAGGGGAGACTCAACGATAGGGGCATTGATGCGTCGAATACGGCGCTTTAGCTCGGCATCATACTTTGCGTATTCTTTTTCGAGAAACGCTGCCCATTGTGGCTTCCCACGCTCAGTGTACCCCTGTATCATTCTGAGTGCTTTCTCACGCAAGGATTTGAGTTCGTCCATCGTCAATCTAGGAAGACGGAACTCATCTTTTTCCCTGTCCATTTTGTCCCAATAGCTTCGGTCAAACTTCGGGTCTCCTATTTCAGGATTGTCGGCTACAGTCAAATTGGGCAACGTCTGCTTAACGTCCTTTTCTCCTACTTCATTCACAGAAAACTTTGTCACTACATCTGGACCTGCAATTCGTTTTATCAGTTCCCATTGAAGCTCTTGCCATCTACTCTCATGTATCTTAGCCTCTGCCTCATTACCCTCTGCATAAGCAACGTTCCTCTTGTACCTCTCCGACATTTTCATCCGAGCAATATCTATCGTATCCATTTTCGTTACATCAGAAACCTTCGGGGGAGGAATATACTGGTCAATATCCATTCCAATTACTTCATTCACAGTCATCGCTTTGTCATAGACCGCCGTGATGGAGTCCTTGAGCTTCTTGATAATTCCACGGGCACGCAGAATCTTGAAAATGATGTTCTCATAGCTGAGTTCGCCATAGGTATCAAGACCATATTGACGGAAAGCATCAAGGTACTTCTTTGCCGACTTCATCTGCTCTCTATCACCGCTGTCCAATGCAGTCTGAACGTACTTCTTCATTGCTTCATACTGGAACCGAAGAACGTTCCTATCAATCCGAATAGGCATCTTGAATGGTTTGCGAATCCACTGGTCTTTGACAATGGAATAGATGCCCGTGACATATGGCTTCTGTTCGGCGAAGTTTTGAAGGTTCATCTCAACCTTAAACCCCTTCACCGTCACTTCATGTTCGAGGTTCCATTGTGCCCCCGCAGTTTTTACCGCTTTGATTGCGGTCTCGGGAGGCATTTGTAATTTGGAGTAGTCAATGATGACATGAACGTCAACATCACTGTCGGTAGTCCAGTTGTAATTGGAAATTGACCCCATGAGATATACATCAATAACGGGAGCCGTGAACTTGGTCTTCTCGTAGAAATCGTATGCCAGTCGCAACAGGTGCATACGCACCTTTGGGTCAAGATGTTGGTTAGCGTCCCATAGTTCGGGACACAGAGTTTCGTTATAGATGCGGAAATTAGCCATTGTCAACCCTTACGATGTAAGTCTTTGCTGTCTGACTATCCACCACAACCGTAAATTCAGAGACAGTAACCTTCAATGGAACAGTGGAGGCATTGACGAAGTTCATCATGTTGTTTGCAAACCTCGCATAATCCCGGGCACCTACGGGCTTCGACTCTTCATTCTCACTCTTTTGCATTCCCATCTCATTGACCCCGTGTTGTGGTACGGCTTCCGGGTGGGGATGTAAAAGCACTGTGGGTTTGTTTGGGTCGTAATTAGGAGAGGCGGGGTCATTGTCGGGAGATTGTCGGCGTCCACTTTCATCATCCTTTTTTTGATATGGGTCTTCTTCCTCAGCCACGTTTACCGCCATCATGGTGCCTCCCGGCTCGTCGGTTGGAAGTGGAGCATACCCAAGTGCCTCACGGGCTTCATTGCGGTCTTTGCGGGCCTGTGAAATGAAAGGACGAAACGACTGGTTAATCTGCTCAAGAGGGGTCTCGGGTCGAGCAATCAATCCCTTGCAATCGCTATGACGCCATGACGTACCACCATCTTCGGTGTACTCATGCTTCTCGTAGATTTCTGTCTTACAATGAGGACAGATGTCATATTGAATTTCACGCACTCCACGCTCGACGAGCTTCTCTGGCGCAGCCGCAAAATGCTTGTCCATTGTCTCCGCAATCAGTTTTTTAAGGTCTTTATCCATATGTTATAAATATTACTTCCGATTCCAGAATCCCCGTCTCACGATGGGGAGGCTGCGAGCGATTTCACCGAGTCCTAATGGCAGGGTTACTTCTTTCAATTCCTCAATGGTCTTCCTATACTTTTTCGCATCATGAAGAACCCCATATCCCCCCGCTTGAATGAACGCCTTGATGGTGCTCTTTCGGTCATCCACAAGAATTGATAGATGGTTGGCAAAGTTTGCCTTTTGAACTCCCTCGGATACAACGTGAATGTTGCTGGGAGGAAGGTGAGGATGTAGGTTCTCTTTGAGCCACTCAAACTTGCCTTCCTCAACTATCTTGTGAGCCTGAATGTCCTTCTTGGTAGCGGTTGAAGTAAGTATATGGATGTTCTCAAACAAGATGTTGGCGGCACCCCATAACTCTTCGCCGCCGTGTTCCCATCCAAGACTCCCCCAAAACTTGGGATTTCTGGTTTGGGCATGAACTCGGGAAATATCCTCTTTGGTGTACTCCAGTTCTCCCTTCACAGATACAGGCTTGATACCCAATTGCTTGGCAATTGCCCACCACCCGCTACTATAGTCAACCAAAACCCCGTCAAGGTCCAAGTACAAAATATAGTCGGAGTTCTTCATACATTTTTAAGAACCGCCATAACCATATCAGATTTATTCTGTGATTTCTTGTAATCGGATTCCCATATGTAAAAAATCTTATACCCACTGGAAATAGCGTCATCCCGTTTTTCCTCATCTCGTTTCCATATTTCTTTCGCTGTCCTGTGCGCTGTTTTGTTATAATCCAACGGACTATATTTATTCGGGTTCATATGCCAATAATCCCCATTAAATTCTATGATTATTTTATCTGTAGGAAGAAAAATATCGTATAGCCACTTCTTGTTTTCTATCCGATGACCCATTTTAACTTCACGACCCGATGCAGATAATATGGCAGCTATTTCTTTTTCGGGAGCAGACACCATAGTTCTATTTGGCTTTCGTATTCCCGATGAAAAATCATTCAAAATCTTGTTTCGTATTTTCTCCTTAGTTTCTTCTGAATGATGTTTCCCACGCATCCAATTACTTTTTCCGCTCATTCTAATCGAATGAGATTTTCGTTCCACGTCCGACCATGACTGCCCCCGCTTCAAGACCGAGGCATGGTATTTCTCACTGACAACTGGATCATGACTATATTTTCCACCATAGTTTGGATTGTTACTTCCGCACAAATTGGGTCGCTTCATTCCAGTATATTTACGAGATAAAGTATCCCGAAAATCAGCGTCTTTGAAATAAGCACACCTTTTGCTACAAAATCGTCCGCTCCCGTACAATCCGCTGTGTTCCGCTTGGCATTTTTCACATTTCATATGCTATAAATATAGACGTACAATCCTAAACCATTCATCTCAAGACATAAATTTCTGATTAAAATAAGTTGACGCCCAATTTTTCTTCCTTTATACTGTACAGTACAAGAAAGAAATAAGTACTAAAGAAAGTACAAAGACAAGTACTATTACAGGAAAAAATTCGCCCGTTGGAACGGATTGATGAATTTTTCCTGCAAATTCTCGTACCCCTCGGGTGGTTTGAACCCTTTTTTCTTAGCGGCTTTCAACGCTGCCACAAACTCTGGTTTCCCTTTGTACTTAGCTACAGTCTTCGATGTCAATCCTCCGACCTGACCTTTCTTGTTTGACCATCGTATTTGCCCATCAGCACCTTTCCATATCTTAATCTCTTGTGGAGCCGCTTGCTTTGATGCTGCCTTGGGTTTCGCTGGTTCTCCCGGTTGTGGGGGTTGCTCTGCGGGAGCCTGCGGCTGCGCTTCTTCCTCACCGGGGTCAGGTTTTCCCGGTACATTTGGAAACTTGTCCCAATATCCCATTTTCAATAGCTTGTCTCTAAGTTCGGGAACATCTTGAATGACGTATGATGGAGCTATCATTTCCTTCCCACTTGAATCCTTTACGCTCACTGAGCCATCATCGTTGATATTCGTTATCGTGAATCCACCCCCACCAGACTTTGGTGCCGGTGCATTCGAGGCGGGTGCCGCCTTGGGTTTCTCTGGCTCTCCCGGCTGAGGCTTCTCTGCGGGCGGTTCTTTCCCTTGGTCGGGCTTTGGTTCGTCGGTAGAAACGGGCGCAGACGGCTTCGTCGTTGGTGGAGGACCGCCTGCGACACCCGATACTGGGGACGATGGTGGTGTGCTTGGCGGTGGACCACCGGGAGGGGCTGATGGAGGCGTTATGGGTGGTTCAGGGGGTTTAGGTGGTTCGGGCGGTTCTTCTCCTGCCTCTGGCTCCGTGGGCTTCCCCGTTTCATGTTTCTTCTTCAAAGCTTGCGTGACTATTTGGTCAGACTTAATATCATTCAAATCCTTGACTGTCGTTCGCAATTCCATCCATGCATTCGCCGCCATTTTGGTTGATTCAGGTTCACCAAACCCGGTTTGCATCAACGCCAATACAGCATCTTTGAACTCTGGGAAATCTGAAATGTCCGCAGGCTTCATTTCGGGGAACGCATCGAAATAATCATAGTGATCAAGACTCTGCTTAAATTGTTCAGAGGTTTCGAAATCACTCTTTTCCAACTTGTCTTTCACTTGCTGTTTCGTTAACGGAACAGGCTCTTTTCCTTGCTCATAGACAGTGACATTACCCGCTTCATCGAATTTAAGTGGGATAGTCTTGTCTTTCTTGGGCTTGAACTCCATAGACTTTCGACCAACGGTAAGCATCAATGAACGAAGGAGAGTGTTCTCGGCGGTCTTAATCTTCTGTTTAACATCGCTGTTCGCATTTGCAAGTTTATTAGGACCAGTTGGGTTTGCGGCATTGACTATCTTATCAATGGAGAAGAAATTCGTGCTCTTAGGATTCGTGGCACCAGCCTTGGAGTTTACTTCTTGATCGAAGAACTCCATAATCAGCATTGGCTGGCTCTTTTTCCCATTCTTAATAGCGATGGCATAAACCTTGTTGCGGGTCTTTTCACAATTCCACCATACTTCAACGGAAATATTCGTCCCTTCAATCTGAGGATTGACCTTGACTGGTCTGACTTGAATAGAGAAATTCGTGCCGGGGAATTTACGGAACTTGCTGTGGAAGTTATAGACGAACTCTCCTTTGCGCTCTTTATCCTCTGGTTCTTCTTTTTCAGGAGTTTCCCCTGCTTCTCCACCATCGGGGGTATGAGATTTCGGTCCCGACGTGATTTCCTTGGTCATGGATTGACCAGTACCATAATCAGCGGGCAGTTGTGTTGTCTGTCCAGATTGGTCTTTATCAAAGTACTTGCCCGTGTGAGATATGTCAGACGATACTGCATCGTTGATAATTTCAATTGCCTTGAGGATTATATGTGGAAGTTCTTCGGGTGTAATTGCATCTCCATTTCCACCCTGAACTCCTGCCCCTGATGCTGGTTTCTGTTGCGCTTGTGGCGAGGTTTCAGGAGTGGCTCCCGGTTGCTGAGGTTGCTGACCCGCAGGTGGAGTTTCTGTTCCTGCGGATGGCTCCGAGGCTGGTTGTGCGGCAGGCTGCTGTGGCGGGACTGCCCCTACGTCTCCTGTGTTTTGGAGCGTCTGGAGTTGCTGTACAACCTTCTGCATATTTGCGGGGGCCTGATAACCACTCTGGGCAGGCTGCATCTTGGACAGCGTAGCATAAATCTGTTGTGCGGTCATCTTGGTCATCTTTACTGCATCCTTCATGAAATTCTGAAACAGGGACAGAACACTTTTCTTATAGGAATTGAGAATCTTGGCGGGGTCATTTGAGCTGAGGGCTTTATTCAATCCGATGTCTCTATTCCAAAATCCTTCACCCAAGATTTCTGTCAACTTGGTAGGAGATGTCGTAGAACGGTTGTAAGCACTTCCTCCCACATAAGATTGTGGATTGTCTCTTTGGTTTCTCGTGTTTGGGTCATGAATCTGATTGGGGGCTGAACCAATCTTGGAGGGCAATTGACTCTTGAGCGTACTTGCGAGAGTGTCCAAGGCTTCTTTTACTGTATGCCCCTGCCCATCTAATTCAACCCGTGGGTTATCGAACATCGGAGAAACTTTGTCTTCCCAATCTACCATCAACTTTTTGAGCGAGGACATAAATCCTTCCCATAGGGAATAGAGTTTTGTCTCAGCGGGGTTTTGAATTTGGTGTCCCGCCATTGCTCCCATCGCACCCATTGCTTGAGCACCTTTGGCCTTAAGACGGGAAAACGCTCCTTCTTGAACGAAAGGAGACCCCATTACATTTTGAAGATATTCGTGGTCCATAGTAGTACAGGTATAAATATAGGGTAGATGAGCATACCCGTCAACATTCTATAACGTGCTTGAACTGCTTTTGGGTGTTTTCCCACACAACCTCAACTTGATAGCCCGCATCCCTAAACGTCTTTATTCGGTCTTCGTCTCGCTTCCATATCTCCGAGGCATTCATATGAACGTATTTATGATAATACTCTGGGTCGTACATCTCGGGATTACAATGCCAAAAGTCTCCAAAACATTCTACTATTTTTCTCTGAGATGGAAATATGATTTATGAAAATAAAAATGCCCTCCAAAATGGAGGGCATTATGTATTGTAAGTCCTTGATTATTAGGCGTTTGGAAAAACTCCACCCGTTGGCAAAATAGTGAAATCGAGGATCAAAAATTCTGAAACTTTAGTAGGTTTAAGATATATCTGCCCGTAGAGTATATTTCTATCTATAAGATCAGGAGTATTATTTGAATCATCCATTACTACTTGGAAAGCATACAGACCACTACGTTGCTGAACGCTCTCAAGGTAAGGATTGACAATCGCCAAGAATTTATTGCGAGTCTGGGCGGTGTTCTGTTCGAACAACATAAATCGTCCAGTAGCCGAGAAGAACTTCTTGATTTCAATGAGCAAGCGACGAACATTGATGCGGTCAAGAGCCGAAGCCTTCACTTGAAGAGTCTTCTGACCCCATGCCACGATGCCTTGTCCGGGGAATGCTGCGATTGGGTTGACACGTCCCTCGTAGAGGGTGTCACGCTCAAGGTGAGTGGTACGGTCGGTTACTTGCGTAGCCTGTGTGATACCACCACGGTTGAGACCAGCAGCCGCCCACCATTCACCCGCAACACGGTCGTTAGCGGCGTAAACGGCTGGCATGACTACTGATGGAGGAACGGTCACGATTTGGTTAATGTTCGTGTCCTTGATCTTAATCCACGGGTAGTAAGTACCTGCGTAGCTTGTATCGAACTCGCTGGCGAGTGCAACCACTTCGTCAATCTGACCAGCGGATGGATTTCCGTCATCCTGATACAAATCAAGGATGTAGAAACAATCTCCACGGGCTTCGCACATTTCAACCACGAGGTTGGTTACGTACGAGTGCAGTGAGTAGATGATACCCGGCGTTGCGATAAGGTTGATGTCGAACTCGTCGGCATTTCCGAGAGCACCGATACACTGATTGTAGGCAATAGAGCCAGCAGTAGTGCTTGTCGCACAGTTCAAACCTTGGGTATTACCCGCTGTAATATCTGCTCCCACGTTGACGTGAATTGCTGGTGACTGTCCTGTGAATCCACCTTGGAATCCGAAGACGAACTTACGCATCTTGACATAGGTGGTTTCATTCGCTGCGTCATAGATAGCAGGAATGGCTCCGTTCAACGTTGAATCGAGGTAAGAACCACTTCCAACCCCATTAACAGTGATGGGTTCGTCAAGTGCAAAGAGTGTGTTGTTTCCGATAGTCGCTTGAGCCGGGGTCGGAGCGAAGTACTGGAGATTGTCTCTCCAATGTTCAACACCTACCGAGGCAGTTGGATACAATGAAGTCAACTCAGCATCGGCTCCAAGCGGAGGACCGTTGAAGTCAATACCAGATGGATACTTGCCCGGGAATAGACCGTACACCGAGGCTTTCGAGTAAGCAATTGGATTGCACCAATTACCCATTTGACCATTCACGGGGCACGTATAGGCTTGGAAGCCATAAGGCACCGATGTTACTGGGTATGGGTTATTCGCTATCTTAATACGAATGTTCTTGCTGAGATTGTCATACGTACCGAATTCGATGATTTTACCATCGAAGCGGATGAAGTTGTATCTGTCACCGATGCGGCGACCAACGAAGTCTGCCGAGGTTGGGTCGAGATTACAGTTTGGATACTGCTCAAGAATCTTGGGACGCTTGTCAGTGTCGCTGTAGTCACGAACCGTTACGGTGAATGTACCCCAATCGCTGCCTGCGACTGTGCCAGCCAGTTTGATCTGACCGATTTCAATCTTGAACTGGGTGTTGGTATCCGTGCCGTCTGCCAAGGTCGCAAAGCGGAACAATGGGAAACGGTGTGAAGTTCCACCATTCCAAGGCGAAATACCTTGAGAGACAACCCAAGGAGTGAAGGCATTGGTAAGACCAAATGCTGAGTCACCGTTAATAAGGTCGAGAGACCACTGGTCAGTGAATTGCATAGGTTCATCAATCCATGAACCAGAAGGCATCACAGTTCCATTGACTCGCCAGTGTATTGGGTCTGCGACGACAGACGCAATATCGTCTTCGAAAATCTTGTAGAGATATGCGGCTTCCTTCTTGGTGCCTTGGGCATATAAATCTTGATTTCCGATTGTTGCGTTTTGTCCGAATACATTCGTGATGTACATCGGGTCATTCGGGTCAATTGAGAAGTGATAGATTCCATATCCACCATCAGACGAGTGACTAAGTTGCAAGTCGAACTGGTGGTTGATGTAATCGCTTCCGGCAATCGAGGGATTGTAGCTCTGTGTAGAGCCATAGAAGCCCGGGGCTTCGAGTTTGGTATCAATACCTGACCATGCAGTATCGGCTAGAACGGCGAGTACCTTGTAGGCGGAACCACTGCCAATCCATTGCTGTAAACATTGGTCATAAGTTACGTTGGCTCCAGCCTGAAACTCTCCATTATAAAGACCGATTGGACCTTCAAGAAGACCCAAGAAGTTCAGGATTGGGCGGTCGCAGAAGTCAACCGATTGACTGACTTGGAGTGTGGCGAACTCGCCAAGGACGAAATATGCTTGGTCGAATGGTGCCGTTGCACTTACAAACCCATATGGGGCTTTCAATTCCAAATCTCCACTGAGTTTGTTTTCTGATAGAATTTCCGTCACGACGGATGCCGAATCGAATCCGGCCGAAGAACTCAACGAAGAAGTCAAAACATTCAATGAACCAGTGAATGGAAGAGTTCCATAAATGTATCCCATTATAGTCTGTCCGCTATACAGTATAGAACCGCTTCGTGGAACAGACAACGAATTACTGATTTGGGGCACAAATGAATAAGCTCCACCAACGGCACCGGGCATTAGTTTCACCAAGATTGGAGTTCCGTCGAATACAACCGACCCAGTGAAATTAGAACCATAGTAAGACGTAGTGAATTGGTTCTGGACACTTTGAGATACAGAAGCAGATACGCTTAACACAGCCGAAGAAGAGAATGTTTGAGAAACAATTCCCGCCGCCAAATTGCCGAAAGCGTCGTTGCTCGAAGTTACTTCGTAGCTCCACGATACATTCGCAACAGTCCCGCTTGTGAAAGCGTAGGAAAGAATTGGAGCAGTATAGCCGGTGCTAATTGATTGAGTAACGAAGTACAACCCCGTCGTTGAGATGTAGGAAGCCGTTGGGTCTGTCCAACCAGCATCAATGTCTCGCTTCCATTCACCTTCTTCGGCCCAAATGAACCACGGATACTTCTGATGGTATCCCGTAAGGGCACCGACACGTACAACGGTCACGAACCCCTTTTCTTGGAGGTATTGGGTTGCAGTATAGGGACCGTACAGTGTTCCATCGGGTACGCCGAATCTGTTTTGAAGTTCGGCTACGGTATTACACACGGTTGGGGAGAACCCCGGTCCTTTGGCAAATGGTGCTACTATGACACCGCCAATTTGAGCTACTCCTTGGGCGACCCCCGATTGGTCTATCTCCCGAGTGAAAACGCCCGGAGAAATTATATTATTTTCTGGGCTGAAGCGCCCTCCTTCGACTATTGGCATATATGGTTATTCCTTGAAGTTCATTGAATGACTAACTATAAATATGCCTGACTTCTTGGAAAGTAAAAAAAAGTTAAGTATAGAGAAGATGCGTTTTTGGATAAGAAACGGATATTTATATTCGATTGGTTACGAGAAAAAGAGTTTGGTAGAAATAACACAATGTTCATTGTATGCGACTGTCACCAAATTCTCTTCAACTGACCCCGCCGCCGTTTCGGCGGGGTTTTTACGTACGGTGAACTTGCCACTCGTCATAAAGAGGTCGGTCAATCCAAACTCGACGTTCGGCTTCCATTTCTTCCAAGAGTTTTCGAGTCAACCCGAATGAAGACCCGGTGATATGACTCTCCGATACCCTTTCTGGACCAAATGGGATTTGGGCGAGTATCAATTCCTTCCGGTTGTCCCGCTGCCTCTTCTTCTCGAAAACTTTTACCGAAGTACCATGTAAACTTTGATGACACTTCCGGCACAGGACTTGGAGTTCATTCATATACAAATGTTCTTCCCCGTGGTGGTCATTAGAAAGATGATGCGTTTGGAGATTCTCCCGACATCCACAGGAGCATTTCCAGTTCGCTTGTCGTTTTTTCTCTTCACTGATAATACGCCAGTACGAAGACTTAAGGTAATAGAAGTATTTGAGTTTGAGGATATAGGGCTTGACCTTCGTCCAGTCAATGTCTTTGATGACAGAGACCATTTTTTCATACGACCCCGCACCTGTATCTTGGTCTGCCTTGAGATACTCGAATATGAACTCATTTGGGGTCATAACCATTACGGTTATTTCGGGGCGGTTGGGGCTGGTGGAGTGGAGGGCAGGAACGTTCCGTTTTCCATATTCAAACTGCCTTCGCCATAGGTTGCGACCAGTTTGTCACGGAGTCCTTCGTCCAGTTTTTTGAGAGTAATCCATTCCTCTTTCAGTTTCTTTTCCCGGTCCACGAACTCAGTAACGAGGCGGTCTAACTCCATCTTTTCAATCCCGAGGTTTCCAAACTGCCCGTGTAGTTCTTGGAACTTACCCTGTAACATCCGTATTTCGGAGAACTCCGCTTCTGTAATCTTGATTGGTTGTGACATATGACTATAAATAGAGAGGGAGGGATATAAAATAGGGATTATACGTATCCTCCACCCAAATTTTGCCTTAATGCTTGTATTGCATTGAAAAAGTTACTGGAATCGGATAAAGATAACGGAGTATGAAATGCAACAAATGAAAGTGTTCTTGGACTCCAGCTATATGCTAAAGTCGAATCTGCATTATATCGTGCATGAACATACATAGGAGTTCCCGTTTGAATAGCTGGCGCAGAATTAAGACTTTGAGCAATTTGAAAATGTGGGGTTGTAGAGTTTGCTCTATACAAACTAACAATTGTTTGGGATATTCTATTTACAGAATAATATCCAGCCCCAGTATTAGGTACTGATACTTCTGCTGTAGCATCACCAATCTGGCCATATATGGTGCCGAGGTTATTCAAAAATAAACAACAAGCGGGGGTAGTATTAGAAGAATTGCTACACCCGACCTCGCAAACATCCAAAGAATTAGATAGACCCGAATCTATAGAATAAACAGTAATACCACCACCCACAGTTGTTGTTGAGTTAAATACACCGGATATATCTATACCTGTGTCTAAATATCTTTTTGTTGTATCTCCTTTTAACCCATTCACAGACAAATCAGAGCTTGCAGTAAATCCTGTGTTTCTCCAAGTAGCATTTACTCCTCTATTAGACGATGCTACATTTATGAGTGGCGTTGTACATGCTATCAAATCATCTGGAACATAACAATTAACCATAATCATTTTATTGAATAAATTGTTACTTATAAGGGTATTATAAAAATTAGTCAAAATAATTTGCGTATTAGTAGATGGTATTATCCCACCATTACTCACAACTTTATTCGCCCAATTAGTTACATATGTTTCTATATGAGGAGAAGTAGTTTCTCCCAACGCCATTCTTCGATTTCTTCTTAAAGGGTGAGTAATCATGTTATTGTGCCCGATTCACGAATCCATCAATGGTTATCCAGTTTGTCACTTGAGCGTACGCCGAGACAGTCAGCCCGTTTTGTAATAGGTGCCCATCTTCAAGCAACACCCGCCCCGATTTGGAAGGTATGGTTGTGCGAACCACATCATTGGGTTCAATGGTTCCTCCCCACAAAATACTTACTTGAAGACTAGCGGTTGTCTCGTTGTAAGCATACAACCAGATTTCATCTATGCTTGTTGTCCCCACGGGAGTAGTATGAATTGGTGTGGCCGAAGCGGAGACCGTGGCAGATATTAGAATCCGTTTTCCACTGACAGACCCCGAAAGTGGTAATTTAGTGTATGTTGCCATGTTAGTAATACATAGTGATTTAGGAGAAGATTTGTACTTGTAAAATATCTGTCCCACCAGTACCTCCACCATTAAGTGCAAAAGAAGAGGTAAAAGCATATGATGCTGATACAGATGGTGTGGAGGGTGCCCACGATGCACTTATGGCGAAGGAAGCGGAACTCACTGTTCCTACCACATTAGAAGCTGTTACATACGATGCTGTCTGAGCCGTGGTAATGAAATTTGATGCGCTTACCCATGATGCCGATACTGCTACAGTCGGTATGAAGTTTATACTGCTGGCAGTCAATGCATAAGATGCACTCGTTACACTTGATGTAATAAAGTACGACGCTGTGTCCGCATGTGAAGATGAAATAGAAGCACTCGCCCACGAGCAACTAATTTGTGTTCCCCCACTACCCCCACTTCCATTAAGAGCGTAGGAGGCTGTTAAAGCGTAGGATGAACTCATGGAGGACGATGCATAGGAAACGCTGATGGGAGTTGTCCCTCCACCAATCCCATATTTTGCTGCCCACACAGAAATATTATCGGCAGTCAGAGAACCCGATTCGTCTAAATAAACAACGGCATTTGACGCAGATATATTGATTTCCTCATAGTACTGATTGGTTTTATCCCGCTGAAAAAATACCGCCTCTAAACGTGATGGAGTGTTATCAAAACTCATTTTATAATAACTCCTTTTGGAGAACAGCTCTAATTTCTTTCTTCCCCAAATAGTTTATACGAAGCAACTTAATTCCTTTGGAGTAATCATATTTATCTCCATGAACCTTTATGGCTCTTTCTATGAATTCGGAAATGGTTGAAACTCTCATACCTATAAATAGGCACCCATTGGAGGATTTGGAGGAAAAACAGGTTAGGCGTCTGGCGTGATGAATTTGCCAGTTTTATAAAAACTCACAATGTCTCGAAGGATGACGTAGGGCGAAGTTCCTTTTTTGTAATAATGGTCTTTTGACCCCAATGTCTTGGAACGGCAAATCAGCATCATTTCTCCATTGTGCTCGTTTATCAACTCCACCAATCGTTGCCCTTGCTGTCGAGTTGGCTCGTGAAACATGTCTGCTTGTGGTTGACTTCCACCAATACGAATCACTCGACAATCTTTCATGAAGGCAAACATGATATTGTGATTGGATTGCCTTTCGTCTGGCGGGATTTCTATTCCCAATTTACTATAGACGGAGTTTATTTCTGTATGGTCAAGATCACGTTGGTTGAAGTTTCCCGTCAGAGAGAGAAGTTTTCCGCCCGGAAAGATATATCCCGCTTCCCGAATGTTGTTGGTCTCTCCGAACGCTCGCAAGGCGGCTCGTAAAACATTTCGGCAATTATAGGATGGTCCTCCCGCTGGTTTTACGTCGTTGAGATGCAATACCATTGCAATTGTGTCAACCCAATCCTTAAACGGTTTACGTCTAACGATTTCATGGTCTTCATTGGTAGAGCTTTGGAGGAATTTTTGTATTGTTTGTTTGCAGTCCTCTCCCCCACGCATATTGTACCCTTTATTGACCATGATGCGATTGATTCGTTCCCATTGTGCGGGGGTGATTTCTTCTACGTTAGAAATCCTAAGATTTCCATCTGGAAGAAGTTCCACCGCTTCAAGCAATGATGTTAGGAGAATCATACAGTTATTCGTGATCTACAAGCTTCAAATACTTCACGGCAATAGGCTCATAAAAAATGACAGTGCCTTCTGTGTTTTGGTCGGAAGAGTCCATAAACTGATACGCTTCAACCTCATCTCCCATCTTTCGGAGCACAAACTCTATCTTTTTTGCCCTCGCCCAGTCGGGTTCCTGTTCAACATATGGAGTGAACCCATCTGAACGCATCTGTTTCGTGTTGATTTCAATGACAATAGGTCCATAATACGATTTGAAAAAGGAAACCTCTTCCTCAATACACGTAAAAATTGCTGGTCCAATACACCGATTACTTGTCGCCCCACGACATATTTTCTTCGGGCGTAACCCCTCAACTTTTATAAGTTCGTATCTTTCGGGTATCGTGCAGTGATACAGAATCGGGCAGTAATACTGCTGCCAAAAATATTTGGTGAAGTTATCATCATACCCAAACTTCTCGGCTAAGTCATCAAGGTAGCTATCATTCCAGAACAGACGGTCCTTATCAATAGGCTCATCGTCTTCCACGTCATTCTCCAATAGGATGTTCTTAAGCTTTATCATGAATTTTCCTCTTGATTGCTCGCAAGGCGGGCAACTTTTTGTCAAATTCTTCACCATCTACATAAATAGTAGTAATGAGTTTGTCCAATTTTGATATTCCTTTTCCGATAAAGCAAATTTCGCTTTCATCATTGTGCGATGATCCAAATCCACTCTGCATTCGTTTCCACGTATAGTCAAACACAAAAGCATCAACCCCAAGAGAACTTAAGTATCCATATGGAAGACATGGTTCATGCCGGTGAGTACCAATGGGAATTTCGAACTGTTGACAGAACTTTTCAAACTTCTCTTCGTCATCCACTTCGGCACTGAACCCCGAGCCGGGAAGTTGGGTCACGAGAAATGTCATGATGTCATCCAACACAATGACATTGGCATTCTCCACCTTAAATTGAACTCCTGTTTCACCATCACCCTCGGAGAAATAATGTAGAATATCGGAGTTTATTGATGTGCTAAATGATTGATATTCAGCAACTTCCCCGTGTTCTTGACCACTGATTCCACGCACAAGCATTTGCACAAGACCGTCAAACGGGCTTCCGTGGTACAAGTATTCAGAAATGGAAACCACTTTGTTTTCCAATAGGTATTTCTTGAGTAGGGGACTTGGTTGGTCTCCATACTTATTCATCTCCGTCAATGGTTTCAGCTTAATCATAGTCAATCACAACCAACGCAGGAAAGGATTTCGCATTGAGAAGTTTCAACGCACTCAATCTATGTGATCCTTCCAGAACATATGGACCTTCCTTATCTACCACTACGATTAGTGGTGATATTTCTTGGGACTGTTGAATTTCATTTGCTAACTGTTGTATGTGTTGGGTGCCTTCCACGCTGTAATGTTTTCCAGACACTTCAAAATCTGACATCGGAACTTCACGTATTCCATTAAGAACCCTATAATGATACAAAGAAGCACCGATAGAGGATGTGTTGTCTATGTTGTCGAGAACAGTGCGCCCATCCACAACCTCCCCAGCAATAGGATATTCTTTGACCTGTTGTGCTTCTGGTAATAATGTACGAAGTTTAATCATCTTTAGATACCCTTAGTTGTTTGAACCATCCCGTGCCATGTTTCTTACTCATTTTTCGATGGTAAGCTTTCATCAAGGAGATGCCCGCATTGGTTGCTTGCCCAATTTTTGACTTTCCCGATGCGACCCTTGGACGAAGTTGAATGTGCATATCCATCAGGTCTGTGCCAATGCCTACCTTTTGATATGGACCTTCAACCCACACACTAACGGCACCAAACTCGTTGCTGGCAAATCCCACAGGTTTGTCTCCTACAAAAGCAACGACAGTTTCATCAAGTTCCGAAAGCCCTGCGGCCTTTATCTCTTCGGGGGTCATCTCCATTGTTTTTCCGCTTGCATCCCGAACAATATCATTTTTGGAATCTGTTTTCGTGTATCTATTCACTTCTCCCGTTTGTCGAAACTCCACGTCAAACTGACCATATTTTCCTTTATGGAGAAGGATGGGGTAATTTGACTTATTTCCTAACCACGACAGACCGCCTTCCTTTTCGTATTGGCTGTAGGCGCTTGATGCTATGTGACCCGTGTAATGGTGACGTAGGAAAGCATCTTGGTCTAGTTGCTCGGGACTCTTTGCTTTCTCCCTTTTTATTTCGGGGGCCAGCAATTGGATTTTCTTCATGCAATCATTCTTCTGCCATTCATTCCCTGCCTCTTTGGCAATTTTGTAGTTGCGTATATGCTCCTTCATCTCCTTGTAAAGCTGGTCAAGGCGGCTCTCCAATAATAGCATTTTGAGCATTATAGCCATCGGAATTTCTCTATCTTTGTCGGACCCATTGTCTTCCAATCAATCTCACTCTCTTGGGATAAGTTATTGATGTCCACGATGCCAGTGAACATGGACCTGTCAGTATTGTCCCAATGTCGGCTGGCGTGCCCTCTATCGGGAGAAACGTACAGATTTGCGGGAAGGTACTCCGACATTTCTATCTGTTGAACGACCTTGGTGCCATGCATTCCATAGATACGGACCTTCTTGCCCGATGGATTGACGAGTTTGTTGGCAAACGATATGGTTTCGGGAGAAGATTCATCGTGACCCTCATGGACTTCTAAAACCTTTCCACTATGGTCTATCATCACTCCAATTTCTGCCCAATCTCCATCAACATTTGGGGTTGCAGCAATGTAAATTGGAAATGGAAAAAACTCTTCCATCTTAAACTTAAATTCGGACTGGTCAAGCAAATATCCTTTAATCATTTTCTCATTCACATGCGGAACATTCAGTTTTTTTGCTAATTCTACTATGTAAACAAAAACTTTGTTTAGAAGATTGAGGTAATCCTCTGCCCATCCTTTTTCTTCTGGTTTGTCCGAATAATAAAAAGCCTCGATGGTCTTCAATAAACTAATCGCATCCCGACTGGTCCATTTGCTGGAAACAAGAGCATTAACATCATCAATGCTGATGTTTTCATTCTCCAATAGCAATGTTTTGAGTTTAATCACTTTCTAGTCCTACCCACATGATATAAATATGAAACTTTTTTACTATAATTAACATTTTTCTAACTTTTTTCTAACCACGACACTATTTATTGTGTATGGGAAGAAAATGTAAATACAACACCAACGAAGAAAAGCGTCAAGCGAACCGAGATAAATTCATGCGTCATTACTGGAAAAATGCCGAAAAAATACGGAAGAAAAACCTGAAACGATACTATGAGAAGAAACACACGAAAAACGACAACTGAATTTATTACTGACGCAAGGTTAGTCCACGGAGGCAAATATGACTACTCCAAAGTTGATTATATTAACTCACACACCAAAACAAACGTTGTATGCCTTCTTCACGGGGCCTTCCAAATATCCCCGACAAACCATTTGAAAGGGCGTGGGTGCCCGAAGTGTAAAGGTGATAAATTAGCTTCTCATTTTCTATCCACAACGGAAAATTTTGTTAGGAACGCAACCCGCAAACATCGTGGCAAATACGATTATAGTTTGGTCGAATACCACGGAGCATTTGTACATGTACCAATAATTTGCCCTTTACATGGTATATTCAACCAGACGCCCGATAATCATACTCATGGATGTGGATGCCCGAAATGTAAAACGTCAAAGGGAGAACTCGCCATCATAGAATATTTTCAGAATAATAGAATACATTACGAGCACCAGAAAATGTTTTCTGATTGCCGAAATCCTCTCACCACGAAACTTCTAAAATTTGATTTCTATGTGCCGTCTAAGAATCTTCTCGTTGAGTTTGATGGACAGCAGCATTTCAGAACAGGAAAATTCGGAAAGCACCCAACGAATAACAAAGATGTGGAGCGAAATAAATACCGAGATGGAGTGAAGAATACCTATGCCGAAAATAAAGGTATTAAACTACTACGAATAACCTACGAAAATATAACAAAAATTCCAGAGATATTGGACTTTACCTTGTTATAGCATACTCTTGGCAATCGCCATTGCTTCTTCTGGACTGATGTTGGGGTTCTCATACCATGCATCTGTAACAGCAGACAGTATCTTTCCAATGACTGGTCCCGGCTTGATGCCAATAGCAATCAAGTCGTTACCCGTAATCGGAAGGGTAGGCTTGTCAACTTCTTTTATATCCAACGTCTCAAGGCGCTTACGCACTGCCGCAACTTGGTTGGGCATAGCCGAGGCGGAAGCGTGGGCAGTATTATCGGCGTGAATCACGTCGAGAATGTGCTCTAAGTACTGTCCCACCGCAATCTTGAACTTTCGGAGTGACTTGTTGGAAAGCTTAACGGCATCGTCCCCACCATGCTTCAAAGCCATGTGATGGCGGATGCCCAATTTGACGGCATCAATGTCCACTGTCGGGTACTTGAGGTTCGTCATGATACGCTCGGCTACTTCGGGGCCAGCATCTTCATGGCCATAGAAATGGACCCCTGTTGGCGTTACTTCACGAGTAACAAGCTTGCCGATGTCGTGAAACAAAGCAATTCTACGACGCACCAATTCGGGCTGCGTCTTGGCAAGTACTGCCATCGTGTGGTCGAATACATCGTGCTCGTGATGCACGTTCTGCGTCATTCCAATCATCTGCTTAAACTCGGGTGCCACGTATTGTAGCAATCCAAGTTCATTCATCTTGCGGAATGCAGCACCGGGGTCTTTCGTTACCAGTATCTTGTCAATCTCGTCACGCACACGCTCACGAGATATGAACTTGAGCCACGAGGCATTCTTCTTGATGTTAGATTCCGTCTCGGGCGAAATGTTGAACCCCTTCTGCACCATGAAACGGACTGCCCGCATCATACGAAGCGGGTCTTCCTTGAAGATAACTTCGGGGTCAGACGTTGTGATAAGGACACGATTCTTGATGTCCTCAATGCCTTTTCCCGTCACGTCAAAGATATTATCCGTCGTCAAGTCCATGAGAAGACTATTGCAACGGAAATCACGACGCTTGGCATCGTCTTCCAACGTACCGGGGAGAACTTGGATTGGCTTGCGATTCCCCGGCTCGTAGATTTCCTTGCGGGCAGAAACCGCTTCTACTTCAACCCCTGTGAGGTCAACGCCATTGAACGTGCCCGTCAAATTGAGTTTGGCTGTGCCGAACTTCGGGAAGATGACAGGATTGGAGTACTGAGCGTAGTAAGCGTCATAACGCTCCATTGCATCGAGCAAAGCGGGGTCATTCTCATTCGGACTAAACTTTGGTGCCCCGTAGTCGTCCACCTTAATGTGCTTGGCGAACGTAGGAGGCGGGCCGAATGGACCCTTGTAGTTGCCCATCTTTTGGGCGAGCCAAGTGGTAAACTTCAAGGCACCCCAAATGGTATCACTAACCACAGACAGGTCGAGGTCTTTGGGCGTCTTGCCCATAATCATATCCCGCACGGGACCGCCCGCAAGGTGGACTTGTCCTTTGAATGGTCCTTCCGTCACCATCTTCTTCAAGAATCCCACTGCTGCTTTTGCTTGTTCGTCTGTAATTGCTTCCATAAGTAACGTGCTTTCTGTCTTCGTTGACCCTGCAAGGTAATGGACCCTTTTTACCATCAATCCTCGCTGTGCCAAAAGTTCTTTCGTGCCTTCATGCTCTTCCGGTGTCGGCTGACCTTGCCAGTCCAACTGCTCAAGGTCTGGATAGTAGCGCCATCGCCTGTCCGACGTTTCCATATACGACGGGTGTCGGGCTAACTGGCTTTTACTATACACGGGCTGCAAATTGGACCCGTGCTTGTCCAGTGCGCCTAAAATCACACCGCTATCTTCAATCTCTTTCAGAAGCCCCCGCTTCTGATACCATGCAATCAAATCGTAATAGTTTTTGTGGTCCGTCTGCCGTTCCACTTCGTATCCACGATGCTCAAGCCAGTCTTTCACTATTATTTCCCACTCCGGAATCGCTGGCGGAAACTTGTGCCAGAACACCGTCTTCATTCCCTGATAATACACCCATCGAGTTGGACCATGATCCCGTGTATGACCGAAATAGGAGTCATGGCTATTTACGACATTCGCCACAACCCTGTCGGGGTAGAACACCCCACCAAACACCACATGGTCGCCTTTATCACCATAGGCTTCGGATAGTTTACTCTTTCCTGCGGATTTGTCAACCGAAGATTCCTTGGCGAAATCCTTGTCTTGTCCGAACGTCTTATTGGTTGCCAACTTGGCTTGACGGGGGTCTTTGATTACGAATACATTTCCTTCATCCCAAGTGTTCAATAAGATGGCCCCGTCATATTCATTGCTTCGCATGGCATCCCTAAACGGCTTCCCGCCCCGATCAAATTGGGCTAGTCCTGCGGACCCGCCTTTCAAATCTAACACGAAAGGTCGTTCAATACGGAGGTAGAATGCTTTGGTGTCACATTCTTTATTGAAACAAAACTTTTTGGCTATTTTCTCATCGGAGGTAAAGAATCCTGCTATTTTTAACCCCGGCTCGTCGTGTTGAAAAGACGGAAAATCATCTTGTCTCTGAACATGCGTGATGGCTTTCCCTGCGTCGTCAGACCACTTCATTCCCTTGAACACAATGAGTGGGTCTCCGTTAGAATCCACGACTTTGCTGTTTCCAAACCAACTCTTGAACTCGGGAGATACTGATTCGTGAATTGGGTCACGTCCCTTTACTAAACGTACTCCATACTGTTTTGAAAGACGCTCGACAACATGTTTGATAAAGGAATTGCCATAGGTAGTATAGGTTCCACTGTCCAGTGTCCCGCCTTGCCCCTTGATTAGCTGAAAGAAGGTTTCGAGAAGAGCCTTAGCATAGCCTTTGTTCTTGTCATCCTGATTAGGAGTTCCAATGTTGTCGAGGTAAAATATCTTGGTATCTGGCTCATGTCGGTAGCGCAGATATGATTTTGGGGACTTCAATTCGTATTCCCAAACGCCATCGCCCACAATACCTTTATTGAAGAGAACCGACTGATGAGGGTCTTGGGATTCAATCATCTCACGAATAGCTACGGGAACCTTTCCCTTCTTCATCTTGCGCTTGGGCAATGGTTTATAGAAGTCATGATTTCCAATCGTAATCGTTTTCTTCATAGCCTTTGCCCACGATGGACTGGCTTTTTTCGGATTGAAATAGAATGTCGCCCCGCCTGTAATGTCGGGGAGTTTCCCCGAGGCAGCAAGGTCAACGATGCGAATAGCCTTTTGCCATGATTCGTCTTCACGGTACTTACGGGCAGCAGCTAATGCAGTTGTTTCGGGGTCAGTGACATCATTCCACATTGAAAACTGGTGATAGGCTAATACAATGTCCTTCGCCTTCTTGAAGTCGCCTTTGACCCGATTCATGATAACGTTCATGACTGCTTGCATTCCCTTTTCACCTTCCCCACGGGCTTCTCCCCATAGAGTCGTAGCGACGATGTAAGCGTTTGTGATATTGTAGTTCGCAGTCGCAGATGCGGGCTGCACAATTGCTGGTGGTGCGTCCATTTCCTTAACGATACCAGCTTTCTTGCGCTTAATCAAGGTAACAACTCGATGAATTTTTTCGCCCGCATGTTTAAGGAGTGCCTGCAATCCGAAGTGCATTGGTCTCAGGCGTTCGAGTTCCTTCCACTCTACCCATTTTCCATAGTCGTTTTCCCAAGAGCGTTCGGGCAGGAACTCAAAGTCCACGATGGCTAGAAAGTTGTGATACTCAAAATCTTCGGAGGCGTCTTTGTACGTCCACAGAAAGGCAAGCTTGTAGTCGCCCGTGTAGCCCGTCTCTTCCTCGACTTCTCGGACGACGGCATCTTTGGGGGTCTCCCCGTCGTCTATTTTTCCTCCCCAAGTGGCCCATGTGTCGGGTTCTTCGACAAATCCGTGGTTGGGGTCTTCCTCTCCGTTTCTATGAGCAATTAGAATGCGCCCAGTGTCTTTTGCTACGAAAATGCACCCCGCAGCACCAAGACCAGTATCCCAGTACTCCGTTTGGACGGAAGGTTGGTCGGCGTTTGCTTCTTGAGACAGTTTGGCGGTAAGTGGCTTCATTAAACGAGTACGTATCCCACCACAAGGTAGGGCACTGGACGAGTATAAATATCAGCACTTGATGCGAAGTTTCTCTATATTTATAGGGAAGAACTTGTAGTGAAACCTAGCTTTTTATATTATGTGCCCAACTATCCAATACACATTGCCTTGTCCGGAATGTAAAAGGCAACGCACCTACACGACAAAAAGTGAATTGGATAAAGCTATCCGCAAAAAATCTCTTTGCAAGAGATGCGTACACAAAGGCGACAGATGCTATCGGTACGGGATGGAATTATCCCAAGAAGAAAAGGAGCGACTTGGGAGGTTAAGGGCAGGAACGAAACACAGTAATGCCACAAAGTCAAAAATGTCTATGACAGGAAAAATGCGATATTTATCGGATACGGCTAGAAGAGAAACTTCCGAGTTGACTAAACGAGCATGGACTAATCCAGTCATACGTAAGAAATATTTTGATGCATTAGCCGAGACCAAATGGCTGAACGTACGACCAGACAAAGGTCAATTAGAATTTCTTAAAAAGTGGAATGGGTTAGGATTTAAGTTTGAGCCAAACTATCAGGTTCATACTGATACGGATTTGTTCTATGTTGATGGATACGACCCCGCTCACAGTGTCGTGATAGAGTACGATGGAAAATATCATCTTAAACCCCATCAACAGCAAAAAGATTTAGTCAGACAACAAAAAATAATAGACATTCTGAATCCTAAAAAGTTCTGGCGGTACGATGCCGTCAACAAACGATGTAGGAATGTCATAGGAGATTAACCAGATGGCCATTAGTAATCAAGCTTTAATACGATGGCCCGGCAGTGGGTCAACAGTGCCCGGAAACACTCCATTTGGAATGTACGACAATGACCCCCTCTTCCAAAAAGAGGCATACGCTGCCATGATTTGGGCGGCACGTCGGCTTGGGTATCCTTCCGTGGCAATCGAAATGATTGACATCCAGTTCTATGCCGCTTTCGAGGAAGCTGTGAACGTCTATAACGCTCAAGTTAATCAGTTCAACATGATTAACAACATGTTCACCCTTCAGGGGATGAGCCGCAATGACATCGTTACAGGGCGAAACATTCAAGGTTCGGGGCTGGCTCAACTTATCAATATTGCCAAGGACTATGGCTCTGAGGCAGGCACAGGTGGAAAAATTGACTGGAAAAAGGTCGCCATCCAAGTCAACCCAATGCAACAAGATTATGATTTGCAGGCACTTATTGGTGACACCGTTGAACACTGTGACCGCATAGAAGTCAAACGGGTGTTCCATTATCGCCCACCAGCGTTCGCCCGTATCTATGACCCATTCTCCATGACGGGAATGAGCTATTCCAACGTTCTACAGGAACTTGGATTTGGTGCTTACTCTCCCGCAGTCCAGTTCTTGATGACGCCAATCTTCGAAGACTTGCTTCGTGGGCAAGCCATTCAATTCAACGATTTGGTTCGTAAGTCGGCATACTCGTTTGAGATGGCGAACAACCGTTTGCGTATCATGCCCATTCCAACCACGGGATTCAAACTATGGTTGGAATACATCAATGAGCGTGAACGTTTTGAGGGAAGCCTTTCCGATAGTGGCTCTTTCGTCTCTTCGGATTTCGCCGACATTCCGTATGTTAACCATCCATACACGACAATCAACGACCCCGGCAGACAGTGGATTCGTGATTATTTCCTTGCCAACTGCAAAGAAATCCTCGGAGCTATTCGTCAGAAGCACCAAGTCATTCCAATCCCCGGCGGTGAAGTCACCCTCGATGGAGCAGAACTCCGTGCGGAGGCCCAACAGACAAAGGAAAGGCTATTGAGCAGCCTTACTGACATGCTAACGGCGGCGGGAAAATTTAACCAAATGGATATGCAAGCACAAATGGCAGAACAATTACAAACTGCACTTAAGGGGGTTCCATTATTTATATATGTGGGATAAATAAAATGTATAACTTCTTATTAAAATCAGGCATACGATTCGAGAAACGCTATGAACTTGGTCATCGTCAATATGATGCATATCTCCCCGACCACAATATTCTGTTAGAGTTTGACGGGGAGTTTTGGCATCGAAAATCTTTGGATGAATGTAAATACAGTTTCCAAACTTTTACAACGACCGCCGAAAAGATGAGATAGCCAAAAAACATGGCATTCCTCTTTTTAGAATTCGGGAGAATGAACCGCCCGAAAAGATATTAGACTGCATAAAATTATGAAACAGAAAAAATCTGAAAAATTGGTCAAACACTCTTGTAACGAGATGCAAATCAACAATGCCGTCCGTCTGTTGAATGCCTGCGGGGTGAGAAGTAAAACCGACAACTCATTGATGAACCTCATGACAATACTCATAGCACAAAGAGACCAAGCCAAAGGTGCATTGGAATCGTTGTGTATAATCAAAAACGCAGCAATTCAATCATTGATTGATAACCCCAATGATATTGAGACTATGGAGAAAGCAGAGATTGCAAAAAATATGCAGGTATAAAGAAATACGATAACTATTATGAAACAGAAACTATTTGAAAACATTGGCGGAAACACATTCAAACTCATAACCGAGAGTGTATCCGATGAAAACCCAAAAGCAAAACTCGTTCGTGAAGGTCTCAAAAAGGTCTTCGGGGCGGGCGACAAGAAACTTTCCTACAAGCGACTTCAAGGCGTAGGTTTTGGCTACATTAAGAGTGTGGAAGAAGCCAAGAATACCGCCATTCAGGAGGCAAGAATACTCGCCAAAGAGTATGGCTATATGGATAATGAAAACGACCAATCGTTTGTGAAGGAAGCCGAACCCATGTATGGTGCGGAGGAAAAAAGAGAAGTTCAGATTGGAAAAGCGATGCTACACGCAGTACAAACACTTAAGAGTTCACTCTCCACGTCAGGGTCTAACCCAGACGCAGCCGATGAATTGCAAAACCTTGAGGTTTATGCCCGTGAACTAATCCATATGCATGGGCAAAAGTAATGTATGATTTTTTCAAACACAGGAAGTTCGGGGGAAGGTTTACCCGGCAGATATTTTTCAGAGCGAGACATCTCATTTATAAATGGTATCAATGATGAACTGTTGGGAGATGTCATCCAAACCGAAGTGACCTGTTTTAAGATGTGCGCCGATTCTACTCAAACCAATATCTATGGTGAAAGTAGTCCGAAGACTGGCAAGCAGTACTTCCCCGGCGTCCAGTTTGTTTGCTTGGTTGATCGGGCCGACATCACAACAGATGCCGATGATTTCGGACCAGACCGCAAGCAGAACGTTGCATTCAAATTCATGGAAAAGGATTTGCAAGCCAAAAACTTCTTCCCGCAGACGGGAGACCTCGTGCAGTTCAACGACCGTTTCCATGAGATTGATGATGTTGTACAGGAACAGTTGTTGGGAGGAATACCTATAAAAAGTTTTTCGATAATAGTAAATTGTCATTATACTTCTCTCAGTAAGATTGACTTAGTAGAACGACAAAGCTAATATGGCATACATTTACAAAATCACAAACATAGCGAACGACAAGAAATATGTCGGGGCAACGATTGGAAAAATCAATCGCAGATGGAATATCCATAAGAGTCAGTTACGAAATAAGAAGCACGGGAATAGATACCTGCAACGTTCGTGGGATAAGTATGGAGAACAAAGCTTTGTATTTGAGGTTCTGGAACAATGCCCAGAAAGTGATATAGTCAACCGAGAACAATATTACAAGGATTTACTGTCAGCCGAATATAATCTCGCACCAATAACAGAACCATTTGGAAAGATGAATAAGGGCAGGAAACTAACTCCCGAACATAAAGAGAAAATCCGAATGGGAAACCTCGGAAAGAAAATGCCAGAATGGTTTGGGAAGTTTATAAGTGACACCCGAAGTGGAAAAAATAACCCGAACTTTGGGAAATCTCCATCGGTGGAAACTCGAAAGAAAATAAGCAACGCAAACAAAGGAATTCCAAAACCACCATTTACATTGGAACATTGCAAAAACATCAGTTTATCTCACATAGGAAAAAAGATGGGAGAACACAATCCTTCATTTGCGGGGTATTATCGTTTGTATCATCCATCATATGGAGAAAAGATAATGAGTCAGGTAGAATGGAGGACTCAATACAATGGGTCAAAATATGGGAAGATATGGCAAATCTGTAACGGGGAACGCAAATCCTATAAAGGATGGGTTTGCAAAGGAAAGGTCATATAATGGCTTGGCGTGGAAATCCTAACAACCCCGCACCGAACACGGTACATGAACCTATTGATAGGTCGGAGAAGATTATTGCCGACAATCGAGCAGAGCAAGTTAGACGGGATAAGGACACGCAAAAAAACTTCACGGTCACGCTCTATGATATTGATGAAGCTATCCTTTCCCAACTCCAACAACTTCAAATCCAAGTCACCGATGTAGGAAAACAGGTCAATGTGCCTATTTTCTTCGGTCCACCCGAGCGATGGGTATCAGCCCAAAGAGACGGGTATATTCGTGACAAACAAGGAAAAGTCATGCAACCCGCCATGATTCTCAAGAGGTCTAACTCGGAGAATGATGCGAACCTGATGTTTTTCAATCGTTATCTGGACACCCCGGCCATGAAGTTGTATTCGGAACACAATAAGTACACTCAATTTGGAGCATTGACGGGACAAAACGCCCCAGTAAATGAGGTCTTCAATGTGCTTGTCCCAAAGCACATGCTTCTAACGTATCACTGTATCGTATGGACTGCCCTCGTTGAACAGATGAATGAAGTGATTCAGAAAATTCTCTACAATACGAATGATTACTGGGGCAGCAGGAAAGGGTTTCGATTTCGTGTAAACGTTGAAGGTGGATATGCCCACAACGTTGAAATTCAGGCGGGAGACGAACGATACGTCAAGACCGAATTCGATTTGAAAACACACGGCTATATTCTCCCCGATTCCGTGACCTATTTGGAACGTCATAAAATGACTACCCAAAAGAAGCTGACACCCAAAAAGATTATTATGGGTATCGAAGTGGTCAGAACCGATTTTGAGTTGTCCCAATTGCATGACAATTCAGAGAAACGAAGAAGCCCAAAATATCCAAATCTTAGGTATGATAACATCATTCCACCGCCGGGGTTTGCCTTAAATGCATCCATCAAGGATAGCAGTTTCCTTAACGACGGACCTCACGTAGGCATTAAGGTTGATCGCTCGCCTCTTTTCTTGAGAATTGTTCCCGTTCCTACGACGCAAGCCGCTGGAGGGCAAGACGGGGATATGTCCTATGATAGCACTTATTTCTATTTCCGAACCGAACACAAATGGACAATTGCTCCTTTAACCCAGTTTACAAACACTTGTACGGATAGTGCTCCATTATATGGAACGGAGGGTTCTGTTGAGTATAACACCCGTTTCTTCTATATTTATTCACAAGGCCAATGGCGTAGAACAGCAGTAGTTGACGTAGATTTGGGAACGGGGAAGCAAGGAGACATCATGTACGATGCGTCCTATTTATACATCTATACCAACGGTACTTGGACTCAGATGAAGCTGGATGATTTTGCCAAACATTCTCCACGGGGTTGTGTGATACTGCAAGCATCACTGGTATAAAGTGTGAGATGGTGTAGGAAATCTGTTTTGACGAGGATATGAAACTAAAGGAATAAAATGACACACGAACTTGACACAGACGCAACACCAAACCCGAAGAAAGGTAATTTGGTTCCAATCATGGAATTGACCAAACTCTGTAAGAAATTTGGATTTACCCGCACGACCATCCCAAAACAAAAAGAGGACTTTCGAAACCTTTTAACAGAGTACTTCCAAGCCAATCCCGAATATCTACCTCAGAAAAAAGGTAT